CGCCCATCATCCGTATGTCAAGCTAGAGTTTGGCGCGGACAACACCCAGACCAAGGTTTCCACGACCAACCCCCTGCCGGTCACGCTCGCCAACACTGGGGCCAACACGACGGCGGTCAAGGTCGACGGCTCAGCGGTAACGCAGCCCGTCTCGGCGGCGTCTCTCCCGCTTCCCTCCGGAGCGGCGACGGCGGCAAAACAACCCGCTCTCGGTACAGCCGGGACCGCCTCCGCCGATGTCCTCACGGTGCAGGGCATTGCCTCGATGACTGCGCTGAAGGTGGACGGGTCTGCGGTGACGCAGCCGGTCTCGGGCACGGTCACGGCGAACGCGGGGACGGGCACGTTCACGGTCAGCGGCACGGTTACGGCCAATGCGGGATCGGGACCGTTTCCGGTCTCGGACAACAGCGGCTCTCTCACCGTCGATGCGCCCGTTGGAACGCCGGTCTTCGTCCGCCTCTCCGATGGCGCAGCGGCAATTACCGCTCTCCCGGTCACGGACAACTCGGGGAGCCTGACGGTCGATAATGCCGGCACCTTCGCGGTGCAGGCGGCGCAGTCCGGTACATGGACGGTGCAGCCCGGCAACACGGCCAACACGACGGCCTGGCTTGTCAGCGAGCGTCCCGGCGCTTCCGGCGGTCTCTCGATGTCAAAGACCGTCTCGGCCGCCAGCACGAACGCGACCAGCGTCAAAGCCTCGGCGGGTCAGATTTATTCCATCCAGTGCTTCAACCTGAACGCCGCCGCTCGCTATCTGAAGCTCTACAACAAAGCCTCGGCCCCCACGGTCGGAACCGACACGCCGGTTAAAACGCTTCTCATCCCCGGCAACACCGCGGGGGCGGGATTCATCTTCGACACGCACGGGCTTGAGTTCACCACTGGCATTGCCTTTGCGCTCACCACGGGCATTGCCGACAGCGATACGGCGGCGGTGGCGGCGAACGAGATCGTCGTCAACATCGACTACAAATGACCACGATCCTCGTCATGTTCTCGTTCTTCAACGGGGCGAGCACGGCCGAAGTGGTGACGCCTCCCGTGTGGAGTGCTGTCTCTCCTGCCTCCGGCTCATGGTCCGCGACCTCCTCGGCGAGCGGAACGTGGACGCCGGAATCCGCCGCAAGCGGGACATGGACCTCGGCCAGCTAATGGCGAAGAAGATCGAGCCCTCGAAGTTCATCCGACGCACCCCGACAAAGCGCCCCGGCTCTCACGCCAAGCCACGGGGGATGAAGACGGGACTGACGGGGAAGCAAAGACGATGACCGCGTGGACCATAGACCGTCGCCGGGTGCTGGGTAGTGACGGCGGTCAGGCCGCTATCGCTCGACGGTGGCTTACTGGCGAGACCGTCTCCTCCATTGCCCGTTCGTTCGGGTATCGCTCGTCGGATAGGATTGATAACGCCCTGTGGCGATTCGTGCTGCACCACGCTGGCCGCACAAGGGACGGGGAGCGCGACGATCTGATCCATGTCCGGTGGAAGGTGGATAAGCGGGCGACAGTTAGCGAGGCCCTAGAGAATTGGGCGCGGAATTGAACGTGAAAGCATCCAAAGTAGACGGACATAGACGGATTTAGACGATGGCAAAGGGCGTGAAGACGGGCGGGCGCAAGAAGGGCACGCCGAACAAGCTCAATGCCAGCGTCAAGGAAGCGATCGTCAACGCCTTTCACGAGGTGGGCGGCGCGAAATATCTGGTGGGCGTGGCGAAGGAGAACCCGGCGGTTTTCTGCCAGCTCGTCGGCAAGGTTCTGCCGCTTCAGGTGGGCGGCGATGAAGATAACCCGGTCAAGATCGAGTTCGCGTGGGCCACGTCCAGAGAGTCGTGATCCCATACGTTCCGCGCCCGCAGTTTCAGGGGCTGCACGATCGGGGCAAGAGGTGGGCAGTTGTCGTGGCGCATCGCCGGGCCGGCAAGACGGTCGCTTGCATCAACGAGCTTATCAGGGGCGCTCTGACCTGCCCACTTACAGAGCCGAGGTTTGCATACGCCGCACCCTTTTACGCACAGGCCAAAGATGTTGCGTGGTCCTACCTCAAACGGTTCACCGCTCCGATCCCTGGTGTATCGGTTAATGAGGGTGAACTCCGAGTGGATCTACCTAACGGGGGCCGGGTTCGCCTTTATGGGCTGGACAATTACGACCGGCTCCGAGGCGGCTACTTCGACGGCATTGTTCTTGACGAATATGGCGATGCTGATCCGCGAGCGTGGCAAGAGGTTATCCGCCCCGCGCTGAGCGACCGCAAGGGCTGGGCTGTCTTCATCGGCACGCCGAAGGGTCGTAATCACTTCGCCGAGCTGATGTACGGCGACAGTGACGGGAACTGGACCGGGGCCATGAAAGACCCCGACTGGTTCACCGCCACGCTGAAGGCTTCGGAAACGGGAATTCTCGACCTAGCCGAGCTGGCGGACGCTCGCAAGAGCATGACCGAGGACCAGTACGAAGCTGAATATGAATGCTCCTTCCAAGCCGCTGTCATCGGCGCCTATTACGGGCGCGAGATGAAGGCGGCGGAGGATGAGAAGAGGGTGGGTCGCGTGCCGTGGGAGCCGAGCCTGCCGGTGCATACGGCGTGGGATCTGGGCATCGGCGACTCGACGGCGATCTGGTTCTGCCAGCGCATCGGCAAAGAGTGGCGGCTGATCGACTATCTCGAAAACTCCGGGGTGGGTCTGGACTGGTACGCCAAGGAACTGGACCGCAAGCCGTACCGCTACGGCGAGATGCTGCTGCCGCACGATGCCGAGGTGAAGGAGCTTGGCTCGGGCAAGAGCCGAGTGGAAACGCTGACCTCGCTGGGGCTGAAGCGCATCCGCGTGATGAAGCAGCGTCGCAAGGAAGACTCGATCAACGGCGTTCGCCTCGCTCTGCCGCAGTGCTGGTTTGATGCCGAGAAGACGCGCCGGGGTATCGATTGCCTCCGCAACTACCGGCGCGAGTTTGACGACAAGTTGAAAGCATTCAAGGACCGGCCATTGCACGACTGGACCTCGCACGGGGCCGACGCCTTCGCCGAACTGGCGGCGGGCGATCCGCAGAACGATGACGGCTGGGGCAAGCCACTCAACTACTCCAACAAGGGGATTCTCTGATGGACGAAGAGAAGAAGCCGCTTTCGGTCGAAGAGGCCGTGGCGCTGGCGCGCGCGGTTCTGGATCGCGTCGCCGACGAGGACAAGTGCCAGGTGATGGCGCAGCTCCGCCGCGTCTACGGGGGCTGATCGCTCAATGGCCGAGAAGATGGACGCGAACACCCTGACCGGGATTCTCGCGGCCAAGATCACGTCTGCGCTCGGCCATAACGGCACCGATCCCGTTGCCTCCGACCGCACGCAGGCGGAGAAATACTACAAGGGCGACCCGTTCGGCGACGAGGAGGACGGCAAGTCTCAGGTGGTCTCGCGCGACGTGGCCGAGGCGATCGACGCCCTCATGCCGCCGCTCCTCAAGATGTTCACGAGCGGGGAGAAGGTCGCCGAGTTCCAGCCCGTTGGCATGGAAGACGAGGAGGCCGCCAAACAGGCGACCGATTACGTCAACTACATCTGGACGCAGGAAAACCCCGCCTTCCTCATCTTTCACTCGTGGTTCAAGGATGCGTTCCTGAAGCGCCTTGGCACCGTGAAGATCTGGTGGGAGGTGGAGGAGCGGGTCAAGAAGTCGTGGCACGAGGGCGTGACGGAGGAGGAGATCGCACTCCTCCTCTCCGACCCCGGCACGGAAGAACTGGAGCGCGAGCCGTTCGCCACCGACACGATGCCGACGATGGCAGGGGGTGAGCCACCGACAGAGGTCCAGACCTTCCGTGTCCGCATCGCCCGCACCAAGCCCTACGGGTGCGTGAAGATCCGCCCCGTTCCGCCTGACGAGCTTCTGCTTGATCGTCGCTTGGTGATGGAGGACGACTGCCCCTTCATCGCGCATCGTCGGAAGCGCTCGCTCTCCGAGCTTATTGAGGACGGGTACGACAAAGACCAGGTGATGAGCCTTGGTGACGGCGAGGACGACCTCTCGCAAGAGACCACGACGCGGTTTCAGCCTGAGGATGCGTTGGGCCTGAAGGAAGACGGCACGCTCGACCCCGCCATGCGCGAGGTGTGGGTTACGGAGTGCTACATCAAGGTTGACTATGACGGCGACGGCATCGCCGAGATGCGCAAGATCACCGTTGCCGGCGAGGGGTCAACCGTCGAGATCCTGAAGCGCGAGGGCAAGGACGATAACGAGGAGGTGGACGATCACCCCTTCGCCTCGCTCACTCCCATTCCGATGCCGCACAAGCTCATCGGCATGTCGGTGGCGGACAAGATCATCGACCTCCAGCGCATCAAATCGACGCTGTGGCGGCAGGCGCTCAACAGCATGTATCTCAGCCTCTCGCCGCAGATGGGCGCGGTTGAGGGGTCGGTGAACCTCGATGACCTGCTGAACCGCCGCGCTGGCGGCATCGTGCGGATGAAAGACCCGAACGCCCTTGTGCCGATCGCGACGCAGCCAGTCGCGGCCGAAGCGTTCTCGATGATCTCCTACGTGGACAGCGTGAGGGAGCAGCGGACGGGCGTTCGCCGCTTCACCGCTGGGCCGGGGGCCGACGCTCTCAACAACGCCTACACCGACACGGCGACAGGCGTTAATGCGGTCGAAGACGCCTCGGACGAGATGATCCTGTTCTTCGCCCGCGCCTTCGCCGAGACGGGGGTGAAGCGGGC